TCTCTGCACCGCTGGCTGAGACAGACTTCACTCCAGCCAATGGTGCTGGTGTTATCAATGTTGGTTTTCCAATTGTACAAATTAAAAGCTTTCGTGATTCGTTATATATCTTCGGTAAGAACGCAATCAATCGTCTTTCTGGAACAAGTATTGCAGACTTTAAGATTGAAGAAGTTACTAGCAACCTTGGTTGTGTTGCTTCTGATAGTGTTGTTGAGATTGCGGGTAACTTAATATTTCTTAGCCATGACGGATTTAGACCAATCTCTGGCACTGCTCGTATTGGTGACATTGAACTTGAGACTATTTCTAAACAAGTACAAAGTACTGTTGTTTCAATTGTAGATGAACTAGTTGCAGGTAGCATTGACACTGAGAAAGTTAGCATGATCGTGCTAAATAAGAAAAGTCAGTTTCGGTTTATGTTGCCAACTGAAGGTTTGTTTGGATTTCTTGGTGGCATTCGTAAAACAGATCGTGGCTCTGGCTTTGAATATAGCCTGTTGTTTGACATGGTGGTGTCATGCGCTACCAGTGGCTACATTGGTTTTAATGAAATTATTATTCATGGCGCGGCTAATGGTAAGGTTTATAAGCAAGAAACTGGCAGCAACTTTGATACTCGTGAAATCCTTAGCGTCTATCAAACTCCATATTTCTATTTTGAAGACCCCACTATCCGCAAGAACTTCTACAATATAACTACATTCTTGCGTAGCGAAGGAAGTACTAGTATTGTATTTTCCGTATCATATGACTTTGAAGATAGCGTTAATGTTTTTAATCCATCAAACTTTGAAATAACAACTACTGGTGCAGCAGCATACTATAATACAGCTGTGTATGATGGTGGTATCATATACGATGGTAATCCTTCACCAGTGGTGAAGACAAACATTTCAGGTTCTGGTTTCTCTGTTTCATTTAAGTACGTTACATTTGATACAAACGCTAGCCATAACATTCAAGGCATGGTCTTGAACTTTTCATTTAACGACAGGAGATAATCTTGGCTGGATATCAAAGACAATCATCTGCCGACATCGTGCCAACAGCCGTTGTACGCGCAGCCCCAATTAATAACGAACTTAACGCATTGCGTGATGCCTTCCTGCTTGCTAATGGTCACCGCCATGATGGCAGCGCCACTGAAGGTAACTTTGTTCCTCTGATTGCAGACTCTGATGCTCTTAACAAAGTTGCTGTAGATACTGCTACCAATCGTGTTGGTGTATTCGTTGAAGTTGCTGCTGCCGCTGTTGAACAAGTGCGCGTACAAGATGGTGTCATTGTTCCTGTTACAGATAATGACATTGATCTTGGTACTAGCGCTCTTGAATTTAAAGACTTGTACATTGATGGCACAGCAAACATTGATAGCTTGATTGCCGACACTGCTGACATCAATGCAGGTACTATTGACAACACTGTTATTGGAGCTACAACACCTGTTGCTGCTACGGTTACTAACTTGACAGTCAACACAGCAGCAGTTATTGCGTCTGCTGATATCAATGCTGGTACGATTGATGGTGCAGTGATTGGTGGTTCTTCTGCTCAAGCAATTACTGGCACAACTATTACAGCCAGTACAGGTTTTGTTGGTAATATTACTGGTAACATTGTTGGTAATATCACTGGTAACTTAACAGGTAATGTAGTTGGTAATGTAACAGGTAATGTGACAGGTAATGTTACAGCTTCCAGTGGTACATCAACATTTAATAATGTTGTTATCAATGGTGGATTAGATATGGATGCTTCTTCAGCAGCCACTATTACCAACCTTACCTCCCCTACAAATGCTGGTGATGCAGCCACTAAAGGCTATGTTGATACAGGAGATGGATTAAAACTAAACCTCACTGGTGGCACTATGAATGGTGCTATCGCTATGGGTGGAAATAACATCACTGGCTTAGGCACTCCTACTCTTAGCGCAGACGCAGCTACTAAAACTTATGTTGATACATCTATCAGCAACTTAGTAGCTTCTGCTCCCGGTGCTTTAGATACACTAAATGAACTTGCAGCCGCTTTAGGTAATGATGCTAGTTTTTCTACTACAGTAACAAACTCTATTGCAACTAAGCTAGCACTTGCTGGTGGCACTATGTCTGGTGCCATTGCTATGGGTACTAGCAAAATCACTGGTCTAGGTAATCCAACGCTGGCGCAAGACGCAGCCACTAAGACATATGTTGACACCGCTGATGCGTTAAAACTCAACTTAGCTGGTGGCACAATGTCGGGTGCAATTGCTATGGGTACCAGCAAGATCACTGGTATGGGCGATCCTTCAGCAAATCAAGACGCTGCCACTAAAGTATATGTTGACACTGCCGATGCGCTGAAGTTGTCACTGTCTGGCGGCACAATGTCTGGTGCTATTGCAATGGGTACCAGCAAGATCACTGGAATGGGTGACCCAACGCTGGCACAAGATGCTGCGACAAAGAACTACATTGATGTGTTGTTTGGCTCGACAACATCTGCTGCTGCTTCTGCCGCCGCCGCTGCCACCTCTGCCAGTAACGCTGCCACTTCAGCTAGCAATGCCTCTACTTCTGCTAGCAATGCTTCTACTAGCGCCAGCAATGCTGCTGCCAGCTATGACAGCTTTGATGATCGTTATCTTGGACCAAAAGCTTCTGCTCCATCGGTAGATAATGATGGCAACACTTTGCTGGTTGGTGCGTTATATTGGAATAGCACAAGCAATGAATTGTATTTGTGGACAGGCAGTGCTTGGACACAGGCAGCTTTAACAGCTGCTAACTTCGTAGACGTTGTTAATAATCAAACTGTTGCTGGTATAAAAACACTTAGTAGCGCTCCTGTGCTATCATCACTAACTGCATCTAGGGCAGTGTTTACGGATGGTACAAAGACCCTTACAAGCAATGCCATCACTGGTACTGGTGATGTGGTTATGTCTACTAGCCCTACGCTAATTACTCCAGCGCTTGGAACTCCAACATCTGGAAACTTTAGCACCGGCACTTTTACATTTCCTACATTTAACCAGAACACTACAGGTAATGCTGCTACAGCAACCAATGTTGCTTATACTGGTTTAACTGGAACTGTTCCAACATGGAATCAGAACACTACAGGGACGGCTGCTAATGTAACTGGTATAGTGGCTATTGCTAATGGTGGCACTAACGCTTCAACAGTGGCTAATGCTCAGATTAGTTTGCAAGTGGACCCCGCTGGAACCGCTGTTGCTTTGGCAATTGCGTTAGGATAAAATAGGATAAATTATGGCTAATACTTTTAAAAACTTCCTGAGCAAGAACGTGGGCACATCTGCTGCTACGGTTTATACATGCCCATCGGCTACACAGACCACCATCATCGGGTTCTCTGTTGCCAACACTTCGGCTTCCCCGATCACCTGTGATGCGTACATCACCTCCAGCGCGGTCAGCTACTACCTGATTAAGTCAGGCGTGGTTCCTGTTGGGGGTTCGCTGGTCATCGTGGGTGGCGACCAGAAGGTTGTGCTTGAGGCGGCTGATGTCTTGCTAGTTGTGACCTCTGCGGCTACATCTGCTGATGCAGTCTGCTCATTGCTGGAGATTGCTTAATGTCATACATAGGCTCCACACCGACAACCCAGAGCTTCATTGCTGGGACGGACTACTTCAACGGGGATGGGACAACTGTCAACTTCACCCTGAGCCGTTCTGTCAACTCGGTCAATGACATCGAGGTGATCGTCAACAATGTCGAACAGATTCCCAGTGGCTACTCGGTGTCGGGTACAACCCTGACATTCTCAGCAGCGCCATCAGCGGGTACGAGCAATGTGTATGTGCGGTATCTGAGCACCACCAACCTGAGCTTGGCTATCCCGTCTGGCACTTCGGCTACGTTCAACACCATAACGGCTACAACCGTAAACACAACCGCCTTGACAACCACCAATGGCGCATCCATTCAAGGACTCACAGTAGGCAAGGGCGCGGGGGCTGTGGCTACCAACACGGCTTTTGGTACAAGTGCTTTGGCGGCGAATCAGGCTGGTGGAACAAACAACACAGCGATAGGCAATGCGGCACTTGATGCAAACACAACGGGTGATGCAAACACGGCTGTTGGTGACGATGCTTTAGGAGCTAACACCACCGCCAGCAACAACACCGCTGTGGGTTATCAGGCGCATTATTTTCAAACTACTGGTGGTGCAAATACAGTTTTAGGAACACAAGCTGGTTATGGTGATGCAACTGGTAGTAGTAATACATGGATTGGATATGCCGCTGGGCCAAATACTGTAACAAATGCAAGTGGAACACAGAATGTTGCGGTTGGTAGAAATGCCCTTTATTCCAACACCACCGCCAGCAACAACACCGCTGTGGGTTATCAGGCGTTGGATGCGAATACTACGGGGGCTGATAATGTTGCGGTTGGTAAAGATGCATTAGGGGCAAATACCACAGCTTCTTTCAACACCGCTGTGGGTTTTCAAGCTGGTAATGCTCAAACTATCGCAGAATACAACACATTTATTGGCTACAAGGCTGGGCTTAGTACAACGGGTGATCAAAATACATTTTTGGGTAAGTTCGCTGGTAACGGCATAACAACCGGCACATTGAACACCATCCTTGGCTCGTACAACGGCAACCAAGGTGGCCTAGACATTCGCACATCAAGCAGCCACATCGTGCTGTCTGATGGGGGTGGGAATCCACGAGCATATTGGGATGCCAACGGGACGCAAGTTACTCAATCTGCAAATAGCGCAGGTGCTCAGAACTCATTTCAAGTTAAGAACGGGGCGGCGTCTGCATTATTTACTGTTCGTGATGATGGAAGAATTGGCACAGGCGGCGCTGCAAGCCCATATAACAATACAACTGGTTCTGCCGCAAATATGTTTGTTGACGCAAGCGGTGTTTTTTATCGTTCAACTTCGTCTCTTAAATACAAGCGTGATGTGCAAGATGCGACACACGGCCTTGCGGAAGTTTTGCAACTGCGCCCTGTCACCTACAAAGGCAAAGGCGAAAACGATGGCGAGACAGTATTTGGTGGCTTAATTGCGGAAGAAGTACACGAAGTCGGTCTGACTGAATTTGTGCAGTACGCAGAAGACGAAAGCCCTGACGCTTTGGCTTACGGCAACATGGTTTCTCTTATGGTCAAAGCCATGCAAGAGCAACAAGCCCTCATCACAGCCCTGACAAACCGCATCACCGCACTGGAGCAAGCATGAACGAACTAACACCTGAACAGCAAATCGCCCAGCACTACTCTGCCGCCCTCGACAGCGTAGCCCTCATCAATGCTGGCAAGCCAGAGGACATGCTTGACGCCGATTGGGCAGACTGCCTGTCACGCAACAAAGAGCATCTGGTCATCATGCTGGCAAAGGACTTCTGGACTACGGAAGACCTGACCCCACTGCGTACAGCGGCAGCATAAACGGAGAACAACAATGCCACTCAGTAAAATAGACAGCGACAGCCTGACCGCCCCTTTGACCGTACCGGCGGGTTCGGCAGCGGCCCCAGCCATCACCACCACGGGCGACACCAACACAGGCATCTTCTTCCCTGCGGCTGACACCATCGGGTTTAGCGAGGGTGGCGCGGAGGCTATGAGGATTATATCGACTGGCGATGTGGGTATTGGTACGAGTTCGCCAGCGGCAAGACTTGATATAACAGAAGCGGTTACTAGCACGATTGGTAATTCACTAGGGCTAAACATTCAGAACAACGATTCCCGAAATGTTGGCGAGTTATTTCAGATTGGCATGGGCAATACATCTGGCAATAAACCAATGACTGTTATTGGAACAGTGGTTAACACAAGTAGTTTTTTTGGTAATGGAGATATCTTCTTTGCGACAAGAAGTGTAACTACTGACACTGCGCCCACAGAACGCGCCCGTATCAACTCCAGCGGCGTCTTGATGGTTAACACGACCGACCAAGACGCTCAAATTAATACTACTCCCACCACAAATCAATTTACATTTAGACCCGATGACGGGATTCGTTGTTCAATCACGGGTACAAATTTCTTTACGCGCTCCGGTGATGGAACAATTTTTAATTTTCGCCGAAATGCTACGACTGTAGGAACTATCTCGGTTTCTACTGGAGCAACTGCCTACAACACATCCTCAGACTACCGCCTGAAGAACACCATTGCACCAATGACCGGCGCGTTGGCTAAGGTGGCTTTGCTCAAGCCGGTAACTTACAAGTGGAATGTAGACGGCTCTAATGGTCAAGGCTTCATTGCCCACGAACTTGACGAAGTAGTACCCGGTTGTGTCACTGGCGAAAAGGACGCTGTTGACGCTGACGGAAATCCTGTCCACCAAGGCATCGACACCAGCTTCTTGGTCGCCACACTGACCGCGGCAATTCAAGAGCAACAAGCCCTCATCACAGCCCTGACAACCCGCATCACCGCACTGGAGGCAGCATGAGTTTATTAGCCGTTCAAGGGGGCGCTACCGGCACTGGTACAGTGTCTTTTGTTGCACCCGTCACAAACACCGACAGGACACTGACGCTGCCTGATGTCACGGGGACTGTTATTACTAACACCGCTGGCGTGGTTACGCAAACGATGCTGGCTACCAATGTGGCTGGTAATGGCCCTGCGTTTGGCGCTTATTTGGGAAGTAACCAAACAGGATTAAGTAGCGGCGTATTTAATAAAATTCAATTTAATACTGAAGATTTTGATACTTCCAATTATTTTGACAGCACAACAAATCATAGATTTACGCCTCTCGTTGCTGGTTACTATCAAATAAATGCTTCGGCGTGTTTAGAAGGTTCTACCACCATTCAAAGATTATTAATTGTTGTTTACAAAAATGGGGCTGGTTTTTTGCGGGGTGGTGATATGCAAACCTCAGGCTCATTTATTGTTACGGTTTCTGGTTTAATTTATATGAACGGGTCAACTGATTATCTTGAAATTTATGCATACACAGAGGGTACAGGCTTACTTTTTAGTACTGTTAACCGCTCATCTTCTTTTTCTGCTTTTTTAGCAAGGGGCGCATAACATGACACTCTACGACAAAATCATGGCGCTGTACCCTGCGCTGACTCAGCAAGACTTCACAACCACCATCAGGCTCCAGAACGACTCTGACGGCAAGGGTGACTACATTGCCGCTTGGGATCACCCCACCCTGGCACGACCCACTGAGGAGCAATTAGCATGACCGTAGCAGTAAGCGGTGAGAGCATCACCTTCAACGACAACAGCGTACAGAACACCGCTGCCACGGGCTTCGGCTTCAAGAACCGCATCATCAACGGCTCCATGGTTTTGGATCAGAGAAACGCTGGGGCGAGTGTTACTCCTACTACCGCACAGTACACCTTGGATAGATGGCTGTTGAGTGCTACTAGTGCATCAAAAGCTAGTGTTCAGCAAAATGCGGGTTCTGTAACACCCCCAGCAGGATTTACTAATTATCTTGGAGTTACATCATTATCTGCCTATGCTTTAACTGGCAATG